TCAATCTGAAGCCTTCCTACGCGGTTTATCGTGCCTCCTATGGATAGCCATTTACCTTCACGGCCGAATGATCTTGGCAGGCGCAAGTGCGGAAAGCTATCGATGTACACCGTGTCACCAAGTTCGAACTCGGTTTGAATCACTGTCTTGGTCCTGTATTGCACGGCTTGGCTTGCTTTGATGCCAAGTGCTGCGTTGATCTTCTCAAGCTCTGCATACTTGCGCTCGCTGCTTACAATGGTCTGCGACTGGCTGTAAATCTTGGCCGAGTCATTAGCAATGCGGATGGTAAACTCGGCATTGGCATTATCAAGCCTCTCCAGTTCAAGCTCGGTTGAGGCCAAGCTTCCGCAAGTCCTGATCAGCATCAATGCAAGGACAACCGTAATTGTCACCAAATAAAGCCTGCTTAAGTTAGGTTGTTCCATTGCTTACAAATTGCATTACTTCGTTAAAACGCACCATGTAAAGGTCTTTGTTTCGCAAGTTTGAAAGCAGTATCTGGCTCGCAACTTTCAGCGGCATGGCCCTTTCTAAGATGTAAATCGCAAGCACCTTCACCAGCCGCTCGTCACATTCTTCATCAGTGCTTGGTAAGTAGGTGTGTGCTTCATTCATAGCTGTCTTGTTGCTTTCTTTACAAGTAGCCTGATCACTTCATCAAGCTTCTGCACGCTGTCTGCTATCATCTCCATTACGCCCTTTCGCTCTTCCTCTGTTATTTCTTTGTGCTCCATTATCATCTGCACCAAGCCGCCAATTGAAGTCAATGGCTGGCGAAGCTCGTGGCTCAACATGAAACGAAACTCTTCCAAAAGCATTTTCTGCCGCTCATGCTCATGCGAGCTGATAGATGTCACATCGACCAACTGGATACCAATCATGTGAATGCTGTTCATAATGCAGTAAACATTCCACATATTGTAACGCTCAGATGACATCTTCTGGCGTGTCCTTGAATAAACCCTAATCGGATCCGGTGCTTTCTTTTGCGACTTCCTGATCGCAGTAAGCATCTCATCACGATCACTGTCATTGGCTGCAATGTCCAGAATATTGCCGGGTTTTATGTGGCTGCTGTATTCTTTGAATAAATCATTGGAGGTCACAATATTCCCGTCCTTATCGGTAATCACATAGAAGAGGTCGATGCTCGCCTCGAGGATGTGCAGTGATGCCATAAGACAAAGATAAGCCTTATGCCCTTAGCTCGCTTCTCAGATCGTTAAATAAATTGATCCAGGCAGCACCACATCCAATCAAGTATTTCGCACTCATCCACAGGGCAAAGCTAAACACAACACCATTTAGGAGTATATCGTAATTCATAGGCTCTTCAATATCTTGCGTGTTTCTTACAGGCTGAGGTTTGAGGGTGTAGTACGTTGGTGCTGGGTATAAAGATACATCGCATGGCTGAATGGTATCAAAGGCGGTAAGTTCACGCACTGGCTTTGGCTGTGCCATGACGAACTCGAAGCTTTCGCGGTTAGCTTGCTGAAAGCTCGTGTCGGCATTTGCAATCTCCCAGCTCATGGTGTCTACATTCACCTTGTTATGGCGTGCAATCTTGACGGTATCTCTACGAATCTGCTGCATCGTCTTTGGCTTTTGGAATATAACCAGCGGCGATTAGCGTTGCTACAATTGCCGCGAGGGTTTCGGTTGAAATGACTTTAAAGATTAGCAAAAATATTGAAACTAAAATCATAAGGCTTCCGATAGTGCTACGCCAATGCTTGACAATTATGTCTATGATTCGCCTTGGTTTGGTAGCACGTTTTCGCATAGTTTAAAATACGCGAAAGCATTGCCAGCGTTGGGGCAATTGCGCCCTAAACTTTACAAAGTGAGAAATAGAGATTCGCCTCTTCGCGTCTGCGATTGGTTAGCCCTGCAAGCACCTTGCCGCCTGCCCTGTTCCATCTCAGGAACTCGTCCAATATGCTTGGGTCGGCGTTGTTGGCTTTTGCCTTTCTTAGCAACGTGGATTTAATGAGTGCGCCTGTGCCGACATTATAAGCAAAGCACACCAACGCATCGAACTGACATTGGTTGATATTTGGTAGGTGCTTATTTACCGCCGCCTCAAATGGCTCAAGCGTTGCAAGTAGCAATTGCGTTGCTTCCTTTTCGCTTGTCAGCTTTTCGCCGAGTATTACCTTCTTGCCATTTGGGTATCGTGTCGAGCCGTAGCCTATCGTAGCCACGGAAGCAGGGCAAAGATAACTCGTGAGCCTCAAGCCCTCGTACTTCTTAATTAAGTTAAGTCCGAGAATCGAGGTGCTGCGCATTAGTTGATTTCGTATTGGAATGAAAAGGTAAATTCTGTAACTCCTACATTAGCACTTGATGTTGAATAAAAATACATCTTTGAAGCAGCAGATGCTATATTGCAATTTGTTGAATTTTCTTTTAATTGACCTAATCCAATTGGGTCAAAACTAGTTGTTGCTATTGGTGGTGTATAATCAAGGTAACCAGTACCACTTGATAAACTAAAATCTAAATCAATACTTCCATAAATTGTGCAAGTTACAATATTGCCAATTCTTGAATAGTAAGCAGAAAGCAAAGTGGCATCTACAACACATCCATTAAAATCACTTAAAGTCGGTGTCCATGTTCCGCTATCTAAAACAGGTACAACAGGCAAAAGGCTTGACACCTCAATCTGGCTGCTTGTATTACTGCTCGTATCAACAATGTACAATACATCGTCTGAAGCTGCTGCTCCTAATACTGGTAAATCGGTTACTTTAACGCCTGCCATAGTTAATGCTTTAGGTTTTTACAAAGGTAGTGTTTCTTTTGGAATATATTTAATCGCTGGCAATTGCTTAACCCAGTCGATGGTCGTGCTGCTTACTTCCTCGTTGCTAATTACCCAAGTACCATTTGCATCTTGAATCGGGTTAAAAGTCATATCAGCGACATACTGAACGCCTATTAACTGCTTGGCTTGTTCGGGTGTGAGTTGGTAAACTGTTATCATACTTGCCGTCCTAAGGTGGTTTGGAATGTTTGAATAGTATTGTAAAAGTTAAGCGTATCTGCATCCGTAAAGCCCGAGCCGATTGTTGCAAAGGCAAATTGTTTATTAGAGAAATTAGATACCGATTGAGGTGCGACATTTGCCGCTCCTAAGAATAGTGGAATCAATGGCATTGACCTACCACTATTTGAAATTGTATCAGTCGCTCCTAACTGCAAACCATTTCGGTAGGATTTATGCGTAGTGTCGTTGGTTCTACTTGTAAGCATTAAGCCTTGAGCATTAGGTATAGTTCTACTTATTCTATTATTTGTAAACCAATAATGGTCTGAGACCAAAACCCCTGTATTAGTACCCAAAGAAAATGAAGGAAATGTACCATTAGTAAAAGCCGATAAATCTCTTTGAAGATTTCCTATTGCCGATGTTCGCGAATAAAAAGATAAATGAGTGTTAAGTAATGTTAGGGTTGTATTAGGAATTAAAAAAGTATTTGCATAAGCATTTGTGCCATTTGCCTGCGCGCCGTTTGCAGAATGAGTCCACCCACCGACAAATGACAATCTAAATGCTGCATCTGTATCAGCTGGGTTTTTTAAATTGAATTTATGAGTTGTAGCAGTACCGCCTACCATAGGATAAATGGCATTGCATTTAGCCCAAGTTCCGTTCGCCTTCATTGAAGTTACAAGCGTGCAAATAGCCGATGAAATTGTTGGGTCTGTTATGCCTGTTGCAGTCAAGAAAGCATTAGCATCTGCATCAGGGCAGGCTTGTGCATACCAATAAGGATTAACTATAAAGCTCATGCGTAAGTACCTATTAATGCAACCTTCAATCCTGTTGCTGTGCCGTTTCCGATTTGGTCGATGTCGATTGTGATTTCAGCATCATCGGCTAAAGCGGTGTCGCTTATTACTGGTGGCGTTGCTGCCGTGGTGCTTGTCTTTTCGGTATTGTCAATCGTTAGCTTAGTGCTTAGGATACTTGTGCCTGCTTCATTGATGTCAACTGTAAAGATACTACCCGATGCTTGCGCTGTGGTGAGCGATGCGCGAACGGCTGTAAGGGTAACAGCTCGAGGCATCCTGAATGTAATCTTCGCCGTGCCTGCCGTTAGTGCTGTTGTTTCATCCGATGCAGCCACAACAAGCTCGAAAGGCAATGAAGCAAGCGAGCCATCGCCGCGCACGTATTGCGCGGTCGTACCGCTTGGCGTGTTAAACTTGCCGTTGAATGTAGTCCAATCGCCGCTGCTTAATGCACCTCTGTTGCTTGCGCTGGCAGTTGGTAGGTTGAATGTGTGGGTGTCAGTTGCGGAGCTTATCGCAAAGTCAGTGCCCGAAGTTCCAACTGCTAACGATTGCACTTGCGCAGTTAAGCCATTTAGCGCAGTTAAGCCAGTTGAAAAAGTTGTTATCACTTGGCAGAGATGACTATTCTCTGTATGCAATGTGATTGTTCTACCTGATGTAGTTACAAACACTCTTATTGCAAGTCTATCGGCAGCAGTTAGCGTTGTTGCAGGAACTGCCAAAGCAGTAAAGTAAGCATCGATTGTAGTTCCGTTTGTAATGCCTTCGGGTGTTGCAGAATCCGTTGCAATTAAAGTAAATGTAACACCATCATATTTATATAGTTCAACATAAAATGAAGGGTTACCACCCCCCGAAGATGCGCTAAAAAATAATTCTAAATTCCAATTTCCTGCGGGTATAGATAACAAATTAGGTTCATTTGCATCTGTGATAAATTG